GACTTATTGAATTTAAAAAAGGCGAGCCAATTGCAGCTTTTATTCTCTTACCAAGACATTATGTTGATGAATTTGAGATTGTCTTTGCAGACGAGCTTTTTACAAAAGAACAACTTGAAATGGAAGCTGAATTAGGCGCTAAATGGCATCAAATGCGCAATGACGAGAGCATAAAGAGCCGTTTTGGTCGCTATTTCCGTGGAGAATTGGTAAAGGGTGGTGATTACTTTGATCATCAGGCAACCGTTAAACCATATAAAAGAAAAAAATGAACGATAAAGTAACCCTATATTACGACTCAAATCCAGAGTACGAAGGGAATCTTATAGAGTCTGCTTCTCAGATAATCCCAGATTGGTACAAACAAGTACCTAGAATTTTTTCTGATAAAGATGGTTCTGAAATACCATCCGTTAAGCACTGCCTTCCTTTTATTGAGGCACTGTCAATTGGCTATCTTATCCTTACGCCTGAGGATTATAAAGTAGAAAAGAGATTTTCTCAAGGTATTTTTATTGAATCAGAAAACGAAACGCTGGGAACAAGAAACACAAATGATATTGGCAATATGCCTATTCCCGCTGGGTATAACAGAATTCAACACACATGGCAACACAGGCTCGCCATAGACATTCCAGAAGGATATAGCGTTCTGTTTACAAACCCACTAAATCGCTTTGACACGCCTTTTATGACCTTTTCGGCGGTTGTTGACGGTCCCTACAAAATGCCCCCAGGCGGTATTGCATTTTGTATTAGGGACGATTTTGAAGGGGTTATACCGGCAGGAACACCCTATGCACAAGCCATACCGTTTAAAAGAGATGATTTTAATATGGTTAAAAAAGAAGGTCTTGTACAGGAAGCACGCGGAATTCTTGAAACCATATTTCAAAAGGCAAAAAATTACACTGAAGAGTGGACTGGTTTAAAAAATAATTATCGCATTAATAGTTGGCACAAAAAATCTTACAAGTTAGACAAAGGAAAAAACGATGAGCTCGTTCTCTAATAGTTTTCAAAACATCCCAAATTATGGCGGTACCGACATCCGTTATTTTACCCCTCAACCTGGCGAAGTAAACGTTGGTGCTCAGTGCGCAAAACTTGTTGCAATGGATCTAGGCAACATGGAAGATGTTCTTAACTACCTAGGCATTAATCCAGAAGAATAGAATGAGCGATCCAATCAGGTTTTTTTATGAGAGCCTTCCCGGTTCTGAGGAAAGCCTAGTATCATCAGCACGATCCGTGCCTCAATGGTTTAAAGAAATACCAAGAGTATTTAAAAACAATGACGGGGAAAACGTTCCAACGGCAAAACATTGCTTTCCCTTCATAGAAGCTTTTACAACGGGATACCTTCTTTTAACCCCTGAAGACTATGTGGTTAGTCGAGTGGAAGACGGCAAAGCAACTATATCCTCAGAAACTACAATCATCCCAGAAAGAAACCCCAAAACTATTGGAGATATGCCATCTCCAAGCGGTTACAGGAAAGAAAGTTTTTCATGGCCCTACAGTTTTGGTATAGATATACCTACTGATTGCAGCATTATATTTACACAACCTTTTAATCGATTTGAGTTACCCTTTATTACTATTACCGGCATAATTGATGGTCCTTACGTTTTTAGTCCAGGTTATTTAGGTTTTTATATTAGAGAAGATTTTGAGGGAGTTATACCAATGGGAACTCCTTATGCACAAGTTATCCCAATAAAAAAACAAGACTTTACAATGGAGAGTAAAACGGGTATCCTTGATAATCAGTTAACAGAATTCATTGATCCATTTCAAGATGATTCAAAATATAGTGATATCCTTATGAGCAATAAGGATTATTACCGCAGAAAAGTTTGGCAAAAGAAAAAATACAATATATAGGAATATACTATGCAACCATTTATAGCAAATACATACGTCCAGGGAACAACAATCCAGTTCTTTACCTCAACGCCATTTACAGCGCAAGACGGAACTACCATAATTGATCCAGACCAAGTTTACTTTGGCTTTTCCATCAATGGCGGTGCCCCTCAGACCTGGAATTACACCTTTGGTGTAGGCGACCCTACAGAGACGATTGTCCGCCTTGGGCTTGGAACTTACTGTGCCAGCATTGACACGGACCAGTACGGTGACGGCGTTTGGGTCTACTCATTCCTGGGTGAACCAGATAATGCTGTAAACCACGATCAGACAAAGACCAAGGTTCGCGCTAATGGCGAGCTTGTGGTCCTAAAATCAGACTTTCCACTGGGGTAATTACATGCTACAATAAGTAGCATGATATCTATCTTTACACCTAGTCACAATCCACAGTACCTAGACCAAGCTTACGACGGCCTGCTTCGACAAACCGTAACGGATTGGGAATGGGTTGTACTTCTTAACGGCAAGGCTGAATGGTCAACAGGCGTTGATGACGAGCGAGTAAAAATTTGCTACGCCAAGCCGCAACTTGGTGGCAAGGTAGGAGCACTTAAGCGATACGCTGTAGAGCTTTGCACTGGCGATATCCTGCTTGAACTTGATCACGATGACATTCTTATGCCAACTGCGTTAGAAGAGCTGCAAGAAGCGTTTGACAAAAATCCAAATGTTTCTTTTGTCTACTCAGACTTTGCACAAATTAATGCAGACGGTACGCCTAACTTCCAGAAGTTTAATCCAGACTTTGGTTGGGAATATCACGAAGAAGACGGTTATAACGTTTGCCATGGGTTAGAAGCAAGCCCACACAACGTATCTTTTATCTGGTACGCACCAAATCACCTTCGAGCCTTCACCCGTGAGGCATACAACAAAACAGAAGGTTACAACGAAAACATGAAGGTCCTTGACGACCAGGACATTATCCACAAGCTATTTCTTGTTGGTGATTTTGTTCACATCAAGAAGAACCTCTATCTACAACGCGTACATCCAGAAAACACACAATCACAATCAGACATTAACCCATTTATTCAAACAGAGACTGTCCGCATGAACGGGCACTCTATTCAACCTGCCCTTCTTGCGTGGTCAAAGCGCAAGGGGCTTCTTGCCCTCGATCTAGGTGCTGCTCACAACCCAGCACCGGGATACCTCACAATTGACATGCACTCTCCAGCTGATTACATTGGAGATATTTTTGAGGTTCTTGAAACCTTTGAGGATAACAGTGTTGGTGTTATTCGTGCTGTTGACTTCCTAGAGCACATCCCGGACAAAATTCGTCTATGGAACGAGATGTATCGCGTACTTGCTCACGGTGGTATGGTTTTAAGCCTTACGCCAAGCACAGATGGTCGTGGTGCATATCAAGATCCTACGCACAACAGCTTCTATAACCAGAACTCATTCTGGTATTTTGCCGACGAAAACTACCGTAAGTATGTGCCCGAGCTAAAGATGGATTTCCAGATTAGCTTTCTAAGTACCTATTTCCCCAGCGAATGGCACAAAAACAATGACATTCCTTATGTAAACGCAAATCTAATTGCGATTAAAGACGGCAATCGTCAAGGCGGACGACGACACGTTTAAAGACTTGAAATAGTAATTACAATGGTGTAATATGTATTTGGAGGAACTTTAGAAAGGATGTACTGTTGTGGCTAAGCCAGAACTTGATATGTCGGAATTCTTTGATAAAGGCAAAAAGGAATGCATTGCGGCTCGCCTCATTGCAAAACTGCCTCAAATAGATCAAGACAAGATTGCCCTTGCCCTAGAAGATGTACAGAACATTGACGGTATGTCAATCGTTAGATACATGCAAAGGCGAGGAGTTGACGCAAAACACCCAGCTTTAATTCGTCACCGTAAAAAAGAGTGCATCTGTGGCAAGTAAAAACAAAATAGACCTTAGCGAATTCTATAATGACCGAAAAGGTGTTATGGAAGTTGATGGGGAAGACCTTACGGAACTCTGTAAGGCAGTAATGAAAAAGAAGCCAGCAAAGTCAGTCGGACCTCAGGGCGAGATGGTAATGATGGTTCTTTTAAGTGACTGGCAAGCCGGTAAAAGCGAAGGTGGCGGTAGCGATGCTATTGCTGACCGTATCGTTACCTTTCAAGACCGACTTATGCAACGTCTTAAAGACCTTAAAAAGATAGGCCGTGAAGTTAACACGGTATACCTAATGGGTCTCGGTGACCTCGTTGAGCAGTGCTCGGGCTTTTACGAAATGCAAGCTTTCAGCGTTGACCTTGACCGTCGAGAGCAGATGCGACTAGCTCGTCGTCTTGTTCTGCGACAGGTTGACCTATTGGTTGATGAAGGATACCGAGTTGTATTCGGCGCTGTACCAGGTAACCACGGTGAGAACCGCAATGCCATGGGTAAGGCTTATACAACTTGGACAGACAATGACGACCTTGCAATCTTTGATGGTGTTGAAGAAGTTATCTCACACAATCCAGAGCGCTACGCAAACGTCACTACAACCGAAAACAAATTTGATGAAACGCTTACACTTACCATTGATGTAGCTGGTGTTATGTGTGGTTTTGCTCACGGACACACTTTCCGCAATGGACAGGGTAAGAACTGTGTTAAGACCAACGGTAGCATTGGAAAGATTGAAGGTTGGTGGCAGGGACAAGCAATGGGCATGCTGCCTATTGGACAAGCAAAGATTCTTTTCTGCGGTCACTTGCACCACTTTGTGTCCTCATCAGCAACAGGGCGACAGGTATTTATGTCTCCGGCAGCTGACGGTGGATCAGGTTGGTTTACTGAAACATCAGGTAAAAGTTGCCCACCAGGCATGCTTACAATGCTTATTGGTACGCAGTGTGGACCATTTGGTTGGTCTGACCTAGCCATTTTGTAATGACACCAAAGAAGTTTAGGTTGCCCGAAGGGGCAACACCTATCAATGAAATGATGGAACGCTATCCAGACTGGGTGTGGCTACCATGCCCAGTCTGTGATGAGCTTGCACACTTTATGGAAGACCGCTACGGAATGCACGCTTGGTGCTTTGAATCACCTACGGGTAAAAGAATGATTCCAAAATTGCGTAGGATTGAAAAGGGAACAACAAAGATGTCCCTATTCGAAGAGTAGATCTTCCCAGGCGTCTTCAACGCTTACGTCGTATTTAAACCACAATCTGCGTTGGTCTGCACTTGATCCGCCCCACACACCATGTTCTATTCGGTTATCAACCGCATATTCGTGACATTCTTTTTGCACTGGGCACGTAAAACAAATGTCTATAGCTTCACGCATTAAAGATGATTGACCTTGACCAGGGAAAAAGGTATCCATCTTTTCATTTGTGCAAGCAGAGTATTCATAAAACTCTGGTCTTGATCTTTGTAGGGCTATCAGAAAATCTAGTAATTCAAATTCGTTATAAGACAAATAGTCCGACACTCTAATCCTTAGGGTTAAAGCCCCCAGCGACATGAAGATGAGAATTAGATAACGCAAAAGGGCGCTTCGTATCCTTGCAACTCCACCCGCAGGTGCATGTTGATATGAATTTTCCCTTTACTATTTCAATCTGTACGTAATGTCTAATCACTATTCTTCCCACGACCACTTAATAAATCCTCTTTGTTGTGCAATCTTTGGATATAATCCTATCATGGTGTGGCAGTAGCGACAGACCGTTTTGTAATTACTTGGATCATCGCCAACAATCTTTCCACCAACAGATCGAGCTTTTACTTCGTGCACATCAACGGCTACTTCAAAACATTCTTCGTCCCAGTAAATTTGACAAACTGGAAAATTCTTTAACATTTCTTCTACAAAGGGTCTACGTTCTTCGTAAATCTTTTTCATTCTATCCGACCTGGGCTTCAGCTTTGTACGAGCTGTAAGCCCATTCTTTGCTTTTAAGGCTGATCTAACGACTAAAGGGGCTCGCGATACGAGCCCCTTTTTAGTCTGCAATGGTTTGCGTCTTTTCACAGGTAATAATGTACCAGTTGTTCTTCCAGAAGTGCAATCTGGCGATGTGCTTCCGACAGTTGACTGTGCATCCGTTCGTTCTCTGCGGTTAGTTCCCTAACACGAATAAGAAGTTCTTCGGTGTAGTGAGTCAAAGCGTCATCGTACGTAGACATTATGCTCCTATCTCTCTGTATGAGGCAAGCAGGCTTCTAAAGCCCTCAAGTTGTGCTCGGACTGTAAGCAACGCTTGACGACAAGCATCGTGCTTTGCTTCCATTGCTGTAAGAGAACGTAGTTCTGCTTTTGTTGCCACCCGAGCGTAATCATCAGCCATGTCAACGGTCAGTTTCCTGCCTTCAACATCAGCATGCAGCCGCTCTTCAATTCTTGCCTGAGCATAAGCGGTCTTATACCGCTCTTCTGCCTCAGCTTTATCATCACAAATACGTGTGAAGTCTTGCGTCAGCCTCTCCATAGTGGAGATGGCCGAACGCATGGCTTCTTCAATCTTTGCGTGACTGAGTGGAGCAGAGTTGTTCATTAGAAGTTGTCAAAACCCTTTGATGAACCTGAACCGCTCATTGCTGATTCCTTCTTTTCGTTACGGGTAATCTTTGCAGTTGCCCAACGAAGATCGGCAGCAACGGTGTCAGCAACGATTTCTCCTGCTGTACCCTTAGTTCCGTCCTTGCGCTCAAAGTCTTTAAGTGAAAGACGACCAACGATAACTACGCGTGAACCCTTTACAAGACTCTCAGCAATGTTTGTTGCTACTGAGTCAAAGGCTACAACGTCATAGAAAGATGTTGATTCTGTTCCTGACTTGTCTTTGTATGTGTCAGCAACACCGAAACGAATATAAGCCAAACCGTCATTAGAAAAACTGAGCTCTGGATCTCGAGTGATGTTACCGATAATTGTAATTGATGTTGACATTTTTATGCTCCTTGTAGTTCTTTCAGTTTCTCAATAACAATCTTTGCTTCGTCCATGGTCAAACTCTCCAATGAAGCAACTTTGTTACCAGTTAACTCTTCAATTTTATCAAACATTTGTAAATCATTCCATTCTAGGCTCTTGTGTGTAATTGCCCAAATGGCCCTAACCTGACTTTCAGTTGCTGACTTTCCACTGCCACCCGATGATCGAGGTGCAGATGCAGCCGAAGCAACCTTCTGGCTAAGACTTTGTTGAGTTGCATTTGATGCTGGCGTACTTGCTGCAACGCCGTCATCATCAGAGTCTGCAACGAGCCCAAGGCAGGCCATATAGGCATAGCGACGAGCATACGTCGTAGCCGAACCCTGCGACATTGGATCATCTTTGACCATGTGCAACTTCATAGAGTAGGCCATGTACTGACCAGACGTGTGTAGTAAATGTGTAATCAATGCATCATTACCATTTTCATCGTATGTAATGAATTGACTAACAGCCAATCCATACTTTGCAAGAACTGGTCCAGCAGTAGCCACAACATCCGGCAATGCTGCATACGTGCTCTTAAAGAACGGATTAACCGAACCCTTAGGCACGGCAGAAAACTCCGCTTGTGCAGCTACCAATGCTGTAACCAATTCGTTAATTGATTCGCTTTGCATAATTATTCCTTTTCTTTGTTTGTTTTGTTAGTTTAACGCTTTTAATGTTGCTTGTCAAGAACTAATTCTTGATTTCTCTAAGAACCCTAGATCCAGGTCTAAGGCTGGTAAATTGGGCATAAATTTCCGGCATCTGATTCTGAAGCTTTTTAGAATCAAACGTCTCGGAATCTTTATTGGCCCTGTATGAGAACAATGGTTGACCATCTACGGTGGCGTATTCTGCATCACCGACCAACTCAAGGATTTGCGCACGAAGTCGCTTTCTTTCCTTTTCTGCCGCCTCAGAATTTTCTTTTGCAAGAGTAAATTCAGCCCAAAGTTCTCTCAGTTCTGATCCACCTTCGTAAACCTTGCCGTCTTTGTGACGAGGATACATCTTTGATTGTGCGGATTCTGTTGCATCGCTTCCGTCCGTCGCCGGTGGGCTAAGCGTCACAACAGCATCCCAAAACATTGATTCGGCAGCAACAAGGTTTTCAGCAATGTTTTCGTCCCAATGCATGTTTCTTACTTGAATTCCTTGTCCGCCAATTAACGCACAGAATGTGATCGACTTCACCCCGGTTACAACGCCGTAGTGATACCCCTGAAGCATGTAGCTCTGAGGAACCTGATTATTTGCCCATGCGCCAGGATTACCCGGGCTAGCAATACCGGCAGTCTTAACTTCAAGAATACGCTCAATGCCCACTGGTGGCACATCTGATCTCCAATCGGTTACAACACCGGCTGGGAATTGCTCGGAAGGTTTAACAATAAGAAAGTCAAGGTTGGCAAACATAAAGTTTTTATCTGGATCAGTTGACCAAATAATTACAGGCCATTCAACAACGGCACAATTGTAATCCTTTGCATATTTATCAGCAATAGGTCTTTCCAAAATATGACCCCATTCAGTTGCTTCATTGCCTTCAAACGTGCGCTCTACAATGCCAGCCTTTTCTGACCAAAGTGCGTAAGGAGAGTTGTATTTGTTTACGCCACAGATTGTTCCCGCATCAGAACCACCGATACCGTTCTTACGAAGTTCAAGCCACTCCGACTCTGTTTTATCCCAGACTGGAACAATCTTTACATTATCCATTACTTTGCCCTTAGTGTTCTGGCAACGCCGTCAAGATATTCAATTTTATTTTGTTCACGAAGCGAACGACACTCGGCGTGAATTGTACCCAACGATAGACCGGTGAGTTCGACAAGATCACGAAAACTCGGGGAGTATTTGTTTTGCTTGGTCCAACCTTTAATGGCTTTAACAATGTCCATTTGATTTGCTTTTTGTTTATCAATTTTCTTCGGCATCTTCAATCTCCATTTCAAAATCAACTTCATTCACTTTGCTCATTACCTCTTGATAGATAGATTCGTAAAGTTCTTTCTTCTCTTTCAAGTTTACACAAGCCTTGTCACGTCCTTGGCCAATGTGCTCGCCTTGATAGGTAAGCCATGCTCCGGACTTCTTGACAACACCAAAGTCAATTGCACAGTCAAGCAGTGCGCCTTCTTTTGGGACGCCTATGCCATACACAAGATCAAACTCTGCCTGTCGGTATGGTGTAGCAAGTTTGTTCTTAACCACCTTTACTCGGGTGCGGTTAGCAGTTGCGTCGTCACCCTTCTTGATGGTTTGAATGCGTCGAATGTCTAGTCGCACAGATGAATAGTAACCAAGTGCACGACCACCGGGGGTGAACTCGGTCGGTCCAAACATCTTGCCAATGGATTCACGAAGCTGGTTGATAAAGATAACCAAAGTGTTGCTGTCAAATGCCGGTCCGGTCAACTTTCGTAGTGCCTGACCCATCAAACGAGCCTGCAATCCTACGTTAGCCTGACCCATTTCACCCTCTAGTTCTGCCCTAGGAGTTAATGCCGCTACAGAATCCACAACAATAATGGCAATTTTGCCTGTTTCTGCCAATTTAATCGTAATTTCCAGCCCCTGTTCAGCCGTTGATGGCTGGGTCAAAAGCAGTTCATCAAGGTTGACTCCTAGTGCCTGTGCATAATTGGGATCCAGGGCGTGCTCAGCGTCCACGTAGGCGCACTGTAAGCCCCTTTTTTGGGCTTCTGCGATGGCGTGCATAGCCAGGGTACTCTTACCCGAAGAAGGGGGTCCAAAAAACTCTACAATGCGTCCTCTGGGCAGACCACCAGTGCCCAAAGCTAGGTCTAGAGGTAGAATTCCTGTAGAAATTACCTCTACTGGCTCTACTTCGGCGCTGTTTAACCGTACAATTGTGCCCGGTCCAAAGTTTTTATTGATCTCATCTATGACGCTTTCCAGCGTGTTTTCAGTGGTTTTTGCCTGTTTGGCCATACTGTCCTTTCATGGATTCAAAATCACTATACACGAACCTTTGTTCACCGTCAAGCACTTACAACTTGACAGATGAACATTTGTGCTGTAGGCTTCGGCCTATGAAAACATACTATGCCCAAAAAAATTATGCAGTAATAAGGGATGGTTCTATCGTTGTTTACTCTCGATATAGTCAGGCTTTCGTTGAAGATTGCCGTCGAATTGAAGGACGCAAGTGGGATGCAAGCGAGAAAGCAAATGTATTTCCCATGTCCTCGGCGATACTTGTTCGAGCTTTAGCCGATAAATGGAATATTGATCTACCAAAGGAGTTAAGGGAAATGCAGGATACGCTTCAAGAAGATTTACTCAGTGATTTTACAAATATAAATGTTTCTGGTGGTGAAATAGTTATTAATTTTGTTTATGACCCAAGGGTTATTAATTCAATTAGGAACATAATTCCCGACGTTAAGTGGGACGCAAAAAGCAGGACGTGGCGTGTTCCTAGGGAGCACGCAGATAAAGTTGCTGTTCTTGCGTCCAGGTTTGGCTTTACTGTTTCCAGCGAAATAGATGATGAAATTCAAGATCACATTAACAAATTGGAGGCAATGGTCAGGGCTTCAGAAGCTCTTGAGGGAAGTATTGATGTTCCAAATATTGCAATAGAACTTCTTCCATATCAACAGGCTGGCGTTTCTTACATGACAAAAGCAAGAAAGGTAATACTTGCAGATCAACCGGGACTTGGTAAAACAGCACAAGCACTTGCTGCCGTTGCAACAGAGAGTCGTTATCCAATGGTTGTTGTCTGTCCAAACACTCTTAAGTTGAACTGGCAACGTGAGACAAAAAAGTTCTTTCCAGGTCTCTCTGTTTCAGTCCTTTATGGGACAAAGAGTGAAGAAATATCAAAATCTGATGTGGTAATTGTTAATTACGACATTCTTTACGAGCGAACACCAGATTTATTCAAGCACGGATTCAGATCATTGGTCGTTGATGAAGCACATGCAATTAAGAACGGTGAAAAGAAGAATCTTTGCCCTACATGTGATAACTCTGTTCGATCAAACGCAAGACGATGCGCCTCATGCAACGAACACTTTGATAAGCCTATTGAAAAGTGGACAGTAAAGCGCACGGATGCTGTAATGAAACTTGCTAAATCCCTTAATCATAACGACTTTGTTTTTTTGCTTACTGGAACACCAATAACCAATAGGCCAGAAGAACTTATACCTCAACTTGAGGCTATCGGTAGGATTGATGATTTTGGTGGCATTTGGGGTTTTAAAAGTCGTTACGCCCCCAAGAAGAACACCGCAACAAACACAGACGAGTTAAACCGAAAACTTCGTTCGTTATGCTTTGTTCGTCGCATGAAGGCAGACGTTTACGGTGATCTTCCACCGCTTCGCAATGCCGTACAGCACCTTGCAATTAATCCAAAGGCGATTGCAGAATACAAGGTTGTTGAGGCTGACGTTGTTGAGTATTTTGCCACCCGAGCAATGGCTATTGCAGAGGAAGAAGGTAGCGATGGATCGAAAGCGTATTGGGAAAAGCGTCTTCGATTGGAAAGAAATCAGGGTCTTATAAAAATTACAGCACTTCGCGACGCCGTATCAAAACTCAAATACGACAACATAATCGCATGGTTAGATAATTTTATTGAATCAAACGACACCGAAAAAGTTATTGTATTTGCGGAGCACATTGAACTTGTAGAAAGGCTTTATGAACGATACAAGGACATTGCCGTAAAGGTTCGTGGCGGTGTTTCTACTGATGACCGCATGGCCTCAGTTGATTCATTTCAAAACGATCCAAATTGCAGAATGTTTATTGGTAACATGCAGGCAACGTCAGAGGGTTTAACACTTACCGCTGCGTCTGATGTAGTCTTTTGCGAACTAGGATGGACACCGGCTATTCACGAACAATGCGTTAGTCGTTGCTACGGTCGCACAAACGACATGCACGGTGCGACAGCTTGGTATTTGCTTGCGCCAGACACTATTGACGAGTATGTTTATAATCTGCTTGAAAAGAAAAAGCGCGTTGTTGACGCTGTTACAAACGGCGAAGAAGGCGTTCAAAACACGAGCATTGTTGGCGATCTTGCTGTATATTTGGCGGAGAAAGGAATGGGCGAATAATGAAAACAAAGGAATACTCGCTTGACGGCAAAGACATACTTGCTGAGCTTGAGATTGACGGAGAAACTTTCTATGGAATTCTTACTAATGAAAAGTCAGTCTCCATACCTATTTGGATTTTTACGCACAAAGACTTATCAGATAGATCGATCCGTATTTGGGGATACCTAAAGGGTGCGCTCAATGGATCTTTCGGAATCAAAGGAACATCGCACAAAGCACTTGCCGATCTTCTTAACATATGCGACAAGACGGTACGTCGAGCCATCTATGAACTTCGTGATGTTGGCGCCATAACAATTCAACCACGTCACAGGAACGGTAAACAGGTAAAAAGTGCTTACTATCTTTGGCCCGCAGAAGCTCCAGGTAGGGTGGACACAGATGTCCAAGNTGGACTCAAAAGACCAGGGGTATTATATAATAATGATATAGATATTAATATATCTAAGGAACAGATCAAAACTCGCAAGAAGCGTGAGGTCGTTACCTACCCAGATGAGTTTGCAAAAATTTGGGATATCTATCCAAGAAAAATCGGTAAAGGAAAAGCGTTTGTTGCCTTCAATGAAACCTTGAGCACTGGAAAAGTTTCTTTTGATGATTTATTAAAAGCAACAATCAACTATGCAGAGGACAGGCGAGGAAAGTCAGACACCTACACACTTCATGCTTCAACATTTTTTGGAAGTTCAAAGAAGTGGGAAGCGTACTTGTCTGGTTCTGCTCCCGACGTTGCTAAATTTGTTATGACAGCAGAGCAAAAAATATCTGCAAAGATTTACGACGATTACGATTCTGCAATTGCGTGGACAGATCCAAAAACAAATGAAGTTCTTCTTGACAACCCACTCAAACACGGGTACAGTCGTCCCATAAACAATTTAGGACAATCAGTAGACCAAAACGGAATGCCTTATGCGCTAGACTCTGCATCAGGCGAACGAAAAAATATTTAAAGGGACGTAATGTCAAACTCAATACCGCACGATCTTGCGGCAGAAGCATCCTTGCTAGGTGCAATGCTTTTATCACCATCAGCAGCTTTAGTTGGAGTTGAAAGTTGTAGCGTAGAAGATTTTTATTCGCCTCCAAATGCGGAAATTTTTGGTGCAATTCAAAGGCTTGTTGAGCGTGGTCAATCGGTAGATGCAATTACTGTTTCAGCCGAGATGAACAGGCCGGATTCGGTTAGCACACTTATTGGCTTTACTCTTGAGGTTCCAAGCGCAAACAATGCCGCTGATTATGCAAAAATTATAGTTACGCACAGTGCCTCAAGAAGGCTAATGCGTCACTTCGGCGAAGGAATCCAATTGGCGCAAGGTGGCGCAGACCCCTACGTTCTTGCAGAGGGAACAGAAAAGTTTGTTACAACTATTGGCACAATAAAAAACACAGAGCCTGAATCTTTAACTATTCAAGAACTGTCAATGCGTGCGGAAGAACTTGCGCCAGTTGTTATTCCAGGAATGATGCATCAAGATTACCGAACCATTGTTGTTGCCGAAGAAGGTGCCGGTAAATCTTTGATGCTACGAACAATAGCAATGTCTGCATCGCAAGGATTTCATCCATTCAGCCATCAGCCCATACCTCCTATTCGAGCACTTGTTG